TTGTCTCTTGTTGAGCAGCATTTATTATATTTGAAACTTCACCCTGTGCTGCTGTAAGTTTATCTGTCTCAGCCTGTACTTCAGAAGATACAGCAGTGGGGTCAGCAGTAACAGTGCTCACAGAGGTAGGCAGTTCTGCTTGGGCAGTAGTACCTACCGTAGCAACTTCAGCAAAAGGTGATATAGGGGCTGTTTGACCTGCATCAGTAGGAATAAAATCTTCTGCTTGAGGTTGAATTGTAGACACCCCAGGTTGCATAGGAGACATAGTTCCACTAACGAGATCTTGTTGTTGTTTTTGAAAATCTGTTAGTGTTGTAGCAACGGCTCCCTCAGAATAACCTTGACTCATTAAGCCACCTTTATTCATCATAGCACCAATAGCACGAGCTTTAGCACGTAAGCCCTCTGAGCTATTCATAAACATTTTGGCTTCTTGTGGTCTACTACCTTGAAATCCATTCATCTGAGCTATTTTAACAATAGCATCATCTACTAAACCACCAGGAGAATAACCACTACTCATCATACCACCTTGGTATGCATTAACAGATGGATCTTGGTAATAATTAATAATTTGAGAACCTGGAGGTAAAGGTTGCCCATAAGGAATGTTTTGTGTTTTACCCGATGGTAGTTTAACAGTATAACCACCTTGACCTGAAGAAGTAGAGGGTGTGAGCAAATAATCAGGAACATTACCTGGTGTTCCAGTAGTGTTAGTTGCATAAGTAACACTAGGAGGTAACGCAGATAAATCACCTGTTTGTGTGGCTGATGTATAAACTCCTGTTATAGGGTCTACTCCAGTTGATATAGGGGATGTGTAATCCGTAACAGTTCCATCTGTAGTAACACCTGGAATTGTTTGGGTAGTTTCAAGAACACCTGTTCCACCAATATCTTCGTCTGGTCCTGGTTGTGGTGTAGTTACAGGTGTTCCTGGTTGTGGTGTAGTTACAGGTGTTGAGGGTGTACTAGCAGGTGGTGATGGTGTACCAACAGATGCTGATGGTGTACTTTCACTAACACTGACAGAAGGTTTTTCTATTTTTAGTTGCTGATTAATTTCAGAATAACGATTTTTTATATTTTCTAATTTTTCATCATCTCTTGCTGCAATATTTTTTCTTTCCAAACTATCTGCAGACATATATTCTTCTGCATCAACAAGACGTTTACCACTTACAGTATATCCAGGGTTACTAGGATCTTCAGTAAGTTCTCTTAAATTAGTTTCAAGTATATTTTTTTCAATTTCAGAAGCATATGATGAGTTAGCATTTACAGTAACTTTTTCACTACCATAATTTACTGGAACAGTTACAGGTTTATTCTCTTGAGATGATTTAATTTTAGCTATAATAGTACTAATATCATCTTGAACAGCATCTCGACTAGAATGAACACCAGTTCTTTGACTGGTAAAACCAATTTCATCATTACCAATCATTACAATACTTTGGTATTGTTTTCTACCTGTCATTGGATGAGGTTTTACATCTACGCTTTTTATTCTGTACTCAAAATTTGTCATACTTAAAAATACCTTTACTTACCCATTGTCATCCACACTGCACCTGCAATAAACGTTAGCAGTGCGACAGTGGCTAATTTAACTACAGTTGACCAGATAGATCTACGAGTATCTCTCCATGCCTCTAGTAGACTTCTCATTTCTATAATATCTTTTTGAGCATCATCATCAAGTAGACCAATAGAACGTAGGGCTTCTTTAGCCCCACGCCTAGCTGCTTTGTCTAGCATATCTTCCAGTTCTTCTGTGGTAAGCTTAATGTCTGACATAGTTTAGCCCATAAATACTAGAGTATCAAGCTGCTTCTTTTTCTTCTTCTGCTAATTTAGCAGATAAAATATTTGCAAATGCATCTCTACCTACACGTAGTTGGTCTAGATTAAATTTTGATGCGTTAATCTTTCTTTCTAAATCAACAATATGATTTACCATTGTTTGTTGTTCTTGAGTCATATCCTCTATGATATACTCTTTATCGTTAATAGTGATTGGGGTCTTTTTATCTTTTCCCATTTTACCATTCTCCTTCTATGTTATGGTTTTGTAGGCCAATCTGAATCTTGTAGATTAGGCCAGTTGCTGTGATCAGGTAGATCACGTAATGCTTGTCTGTATGTTGTCATAGCACTTGACATTGTTACATCAGACAGCGCATAAAAATCTGTTTTAGATAAAAGGTTATTACGTTTACTACGATTGCTTTCTGCTGCATCATTATCTAGTTTTGTTTGATATGCTGTTTCTTGTTGTTGTTTAGTTTGACCACCTTCTATATCCGAAAACATATCTCTAATTTCCCAAGCTTGAACCCAATTATTATTGGCATCTTGGACTACACCATTACGTGCAACAAATTGATACTGCCCTATACCTTCTGTTGGTTGAGGCGCAGGAAGAATAGGATCAATATTGTAAGCATCAAATGTAAAGTTATTCCAAATTTTTGGTGTGCTTATATTAGGAGCAGAAGCTTTTACCTCTTGCTTTGACATCAATGCGCCAGTTGTTCTATTTCTATATTCACTCATTTAACCAATCCTTTTTATTATATTGCAATAGCCCAATATAAATAAGTTCCACCGCTTTCATTTATAGATATAGTGCCTTTGACAGCAGTAAATCCTGATGATAAAGGGTCAACAATATCAAAACTACTACTACTAGAACTTCCATTAAGTTGATAGTATGTTTCATTTCCAGAATTAATTCCTCGTTTGCTATCAAAAGTAAACCAATTACTACTGTTATCTAGTCTTTTAATCATTAAAAAATCAACACCATTGCTAAAACCTAAATCAATATCTTGAGTTGCTGAACCGTTTCCTGTGTAAGTACCAATTTTTTGAAAATCATTAGATGTAAATAGATATGCGACCATATCTGCGCCACTTTTATTTGTTTCATTATCTGATTTTACAAAAAGACTTGTGGCTGTTGGTGTTTGATTATCCCAAAAAGTAGTGCTTGTTCTTTTTCCATCACTAGAATTTTGCCTTAAATATTCATTAGCACCCAAACCAGTTGACCATACTATAAAACCATCATCACTTTCATCACGAGCTTTTACAAACATAAGTTCAGGTGCTTTTTCTAATTTATGGTTGACTGTTAGGCTTGCCCCAGTGCCATCCCAATCAACATAATCCATATGATTAGCTGCTCTTTTCCACATCGCAGCAATTCTGTTTGTATCAGCACTTGTTGAGTCACCAAATCCATTTTGATAATCCCACTGAGAAGCATACGATCCATTAGTTTCTTGTTGAAAAACACTAGTACCTAGACTAAAATCACGACCTAATGTATGACGATCTGCAATTTTGTAAACTTGACTTGTGGCATTTCTAAGCAAATAAAAATCAACAGGAAAAAGAGCAGAAAAAGCAGGTGTACTAGATGTTCTTGTACTTAAAGAAAAACCTTCAGCTACACCTGCAATTTCTTTCATGCTAAGTCTAATAGCTACATAGATATAGTTGTTACCACTAGTTTCATTTAAAGTGCTTTGAGAACTATTTAATCTAAAACCATCTTTATTAAAACTAATTTCAGGTTGATTACCAGATTCACTTTGATTTAAATTAGCAAATATTACCTTTGAATCTTCTGCATTTGTTCCTGTTTTAGCTCCAACGCCTCTCCATCTATCATATATTACCCAACCAGCAGAAGCTTCTGTCGATTTAATAAGAACCCATTGAGGCTCAAATCCAACATTAATATTTAAATCACTAGTACTATTTGTAGCTGTGTAAGAATCACACTTAATAATATCTTGGTCAGCATCAGGACCGAACTCACCGTCACTGTTGTTGTGTGCAAATAGGTAGGCTACAAATGAATCTCCATTATTATTTGATCCAGTGTCCGAACCAACGGTAAACACAGTAGAGGTAGGGGCAGTGTTATTCCATACAGTTGAAGCAGCAGCAAAAGCATTTTCAGATTGAAGCATACCATAATATTGTTCAGGATTAGTGCCGCCATTTGCACCTCTATGATAAACTCTCCAACCCTCTGATCCACTACTAATGTTTTTTAAAATAATCATACCTGGAACTGATCCAAGATTATGAGCAACAGTTCTACCTGCTGTTCCATTTCCAGTATATGTCACAACATCAAAGAACTTAGAGGCTTTACGAAAGGACCAAGAACAATAATTATAATTTGATGAAGATGAATTTAATTCAGCCTGATTTGTAGCAATTGTATAACCATTAGAATTAAATGGTGTGATTATATCATTTTGGTTTCCACTAATCGCACCAGAAGTGCTGTTTGACTGAAGTATACAACTTCCAGTACCTCCTCTAACAGTATCAATTAAAACATGACCAAAAGCATCTGTTCGTAGTTTTGTCCAAACCAACCCACCTTCGCCACTAAGGTCAAGGCCATTGCTAATTGTTAATGTAGAACCAGTTCCAGGATATAAATAAGTGCTGAACACTTCACTTACATCAAGACCTGCGCCACCTGCGGCACCTGCGGCTGATAAAAATAATTTCTTTTTAGTACTCATTAATTTATCCTAGTGCCTGACCTGCTGTAAATCCGTACCAGTTTGTACCACCATCCCTTGTATAAAACACAAAGACATCTTTAGCTGATGCTGTTGCTGTAAGAGTTGGGGCTGTGGCTGAAGGCCAATCTACAGATGTAGGCCATGTAACGGTGTAGCCTGACGCTGATGCGTCTTGGATTATCTCTAAACTAAAGCTAAATGCTGTGCCAGATGCAGGTGGGTTACTAAAAGTAAACGTGGTGTTTTCTGTTAGTGTATGTGCAAATGCGTTACCTGTGTGGCAGTCTACTGTAATAGCGTTAGAAGAAGAAGTAATTGTGTTATATACTTCGTTATAACTATCTGCTATTAACTCACCACTTACATCAGTAGTTCCTGTAGATGTTATTTGAAGTCTTTCAGTACCACCTGTGTCAAATGTTATTGTATCTGTACCAAAGTCAATTGATGTATTGGTATCGCCAACATGTCTAATACCATCAGCTACATTTATATATTCGTTTACAGTAAGATTACCGTATATAGTCGTATCTTGACCTTCACTAATATTTAAGGCAATAACTTCATTAGTTGAACCAGTAGATGTATAAAAAGCCATGCTTGAGCCATCGCCCAACGAGTTCTGAGCTAAAACTTTAATAGAAGCTTTAACACCTGCCCCTGGACTTGAAGAATCTGAACCATAAAAATCTATGACACCAAGTTCTTGATTGTCTGATGCTGTCGTATCAGTATTTCTTAATTCAAGGGTTGCAGCGCTTGATGATGANATACGAGCAAATCCACCATTAACAAATAAATCATCACTCGCTGTTACATCACCAGTAACGCTTACACCAGTACTAGAAGTGGTAAGACGTGTTGAGCCATCATAATAAAGATATATAGCACCATCACCTGCACAAAAAATCATATTCTCATAACTAGAAGCAGTACCATGACCAATGATAACATCATCTGTAGATGTAATTATTAAATCAGTTGAAGTTGTTGTTCCTGCTTCAATATAGTTGTGAGTACCATCATGATATAGTTTAAGATCATTACTAGCACCAAGATTTATTTCATAACCATCACCTAAAAATAAACCATCGTATACTGTAACACCACTAGTATTAATTTTCATTTGGGTATTAAAACCACCTACAATAAAACTAAATTGATCCGAACTATGACCATAACTTATATAACCTGCAACTGCAGCTGCATCGTCACCAAACATAATATAACCAGTTCCAGTGGAACCAGAGCTGTGTATTGTCATTCCTGCATTTGTATCACCATCAGAAATAACAAGATTATTACCTAAAGTATTAGCAGTATAACCACTTGTATTAGGGTTTAAATACACAGTACCTGTAGCATCAGGAAAAGTAATTGTTCTATCAGCAGTAGGGTCTGTAACATTTAAAACAGTTTCGAAATCGTTAGCAGTAGAACCTTCTATGGTAAGACCTGCATCACTTAGGTACAAACCACTGACTGTAGGACTTGTAAGAGTTTTGTTTGTTAATGTTTTTGTTGTAGCTGAAAAATATGTGTCAAGTAAGTCTACATCAAAGTAACCTATAGAAGAGCCAGATGTGTCATATACTGCAATACCATCGTCTGCTGCAATTGCTGTACTTGTGTCAATCGTAATTGCTGATACATCTGCTACAGCGTTAAGTTCTGCACCTGTAGCCGTAAGACCTGTTACGTTGTTAGATGTACCTGCAACAGTGTCTACGTAAGCTTTTACAGATTGCTGAGTAGGAATAAGTGTAGCACTGTTAGATGTCATATCATCTTCATCTACAAAGGCAGTTACAGTAATTGTACCGTCANATAGACTACCATAAGTTACTGTACCACTTGCTGTTACTGTAGTACCACTAACATTACCAGTAACATCACCAGTTAGATTACCNGTTACGTTTCCTGTTACATTACCAGTTACATTTCCTGTAAGGTTNCCTGTAACGTTACCTTCAACATTAGCAACCATAGTGCCTGTAGTAATTGTAAGATCACCAGTAGATGCACCAGTAAANGTACCTGTACCTACAGTAAANTTATCTGCTGATTCATCAAAGCCAATAAATGCGTTAGCACTGTCACCACGTTCAATGACAATACCTGCATCGTTTGAAGGTGTACCTGTAGTACCATTACCTAATTCNATTAGTCCATCTGACACAACTGTGTTTGTTGTNGATACAGTTGTAGTTGTACCGTTGACTGTAAGATCACCACCTACTGTNACATTACCTGAAGTTGTAACTGTAGCAAAACTAGATGTACCAGATGAAGTTACGTTACCTGTTAGATCACCAGTAACATCCCCTGTAACGTCTCCAGTNACATTACCAGTAACGTTTCCAGTAACATTGCCTGTCAAAGCCCCAGTGACATCACCAGTTACATCACCTGTTAAATTACCAGTAACATTGCCAGTTACATTCCCAGTAACGTTGCCAGTGACATTTCCTGTTAAGTTACCTGTAACATCTCCTGTCACATCACCTGTAACATTGCCTGTAACATTACCTGTCAAGTTTCCTGTGACGTTACCTGTAACTGGACCTACAAATGAAGTACCTGTAATTGTTGTACCTGTAATGGCTGCAGCACTGTTACCACCAATAACTGCACCGTCAATTGTACCACCGTTAATGTCAGCAGTATCAGCTACAAGATCATCTATTAGTGCTTGTCCATCAACATACAGATTACGCCACTCAGCACCTACAGCACCAAGGTCATGTGTGTCATCAGCAGAAGGAGTTATAGCAGAAGCAATATCAGCAGTAAGNGTAACTGTATCTGTAGCTGCATTACCAAGAGTAGTNTTTCCNTTTACTGTTAAGTTTGCAGTAATAGTAGCACTNTCATCTACAGTAAGAGTGTCTATTGTAGCTGTGCCATCAATAAATAAATCTTTAAATTCTAAACTAGATGTACCAAGATCAATATCATTATCAGTTACAGGAACAATAGCACCGTCCTGTATGCGTATCTGTTCTACTGCAGCAGATGATACTTCACTAAAAAATCCAATGCGATTGTTAGATGTATCTACTACAACTTTGTTTAGTGCATCTGTATCTGCTATTAGAGGTACATATGCACCTTCAGTAGAACTACCATCGTGTTTGTGTCCACCTGATAAAGCAAACGCATCTCGTATTGCGTTATATTCTGCGTTTACTGGTGCAGCTTTAATGACCTCATTAGGCTGTATAGTTGATGCGGATTGTCTTGAATAACCTGCCATGTTATAACCTATCTCCTACCCCAAATGTAATTACCAAACCTTGTATACTGTGTGAAGGTTTTGTATCGTTTGTAACATATCTCATTGATATTGACTTGCCTGATCCTGACACATTTGTTCTTCGTATAGGCGCAGGACTACCATCGTAAACAGCACCACTAGTAGCATCAGCAGCAGCATACGCAGCCTCGTTATAATAGGCAGCAGCATTTTCATTACTTATTGTAAAGTCATTGGGGTTTAATACATTTACATCTTCGTAATCATATACTGCTGACATTAATATTTCATTATCACCTTCAGAACGTAAATAAGTTGCTATAGTATAAAATATTTTACGTTGCTCTGGGTCTTGCATGTACAAGTAAGGAGTTTGGAAAGCNCTGAATATATCGCTTCCTCCAAAGCTGTTACCTTTTTCTTGTCTATAAACTTTACCTGTNCTATCTCCATGTAATACAAATTCGTTTTGTCCTATGTAACCACTATCTGCACAGGTAGCTGTGATACCTAATAATTGTCCATACTCAAACTGTAAACCATTAGGTGTTTGTCTAAATCCACCTATAACACCTTGTGTGTCTGCAGCAGCAAAGAAATATCTAAATTGTGATTTACCTCTGATTACAACAGCGTTTAAACCATCTAAGTCAATATCAAAAACAACATCTGTAAAGACTGATTGAATATCTTTTGATACGGTTTCTAAGTTTACATCACCTATTTTATCTGTACCAGAAACAGGGCGTAGACCATCCTGTGAAAGAAATAGTAAGTCTCCACCTATCTCTATAACGCTATCTGTAGCTAAACATCCAAGATTATCTGTAACAGTCTCTAATACGAAATTAGAAATATTATTACCAACAAGCTTACGAATGTTGTTACTGCCAAAAATAAACAAAGCATTACGAAACGTCTTTATAGCTACTATAGGATAACCTACATTTATTACACCAGAGCCATTAGCAGCACTAAAGTCTGTTTCTGCTAAAGGAGCACTAAAATATAAATTGGTATCTTCGTTAGGGTCACCTGCTAAAAACATATGATTTTGAAACACAGCAGATACTTTAGGATCATCAGGTGCATTAGCATGTGTTATTTGCGTATAAGATGATCCATCATATGTAGCAGCAGGGTTTACACCGTCTGTAAGTATTACCTTTGGACTACCAAAATTATATCTAGTAAATCTAACTTTTGTTACACCTGACATAGTAGGTGATCCAGAAGTAGTTACGGCATCCCATGCACTTGT